TGTTATATGACTGGATCTCTAAGTCCTATTTGGCATCATGAAGATGAATATACAAAATTTATAGATGATGTCATGGAATGTAAACGAAATGTCGGTCTTATGACTGACCCAGAAACTCATGGTTTGAATATATTTGCTTTTCAAGCAAAGGTTGAAAATTTAATAGAGAAGGGAGATGCAATGGTAAAATTTGCATATAAAGACTCAAAAGCTGAGCGAGCATACTTATCTCGCATGCTCAATGATCTTAAAATGATCAAAAGTGAGTTAACAACTAAGCAAGCGGCTCAAAAGAGTCGTCCAGCTCCCTTTTCATTATTGATCTTTGGTGGATCAAGTATTGGTAAGTCCAATTTTACACAAATCCTTTTCCAACATTTTGGGAAGATTTTTGATTTGCCTATAGAGAGTGAGTTTTTATATACTCGTAATGCTGTGGATCAATATTGGTCTGGTTTCACTTCTATACAGTGGGGTATTATATTGGATGACATTGGTTTCATGAAACCAACTGCGGCACCACAAGGTGATCCATCATTATTAGAAATGTTGCAAGTGGTTAATAATGTACCATATAATCCAAATCAGGCAGAATTGGAAATGAAAGGAAGAACCCCATTGCGTTGCAATTAGTTTTAGCGACCTCCAATGTGGAGGATTTGAATGCTTATGCATATTTTGCCTGCCCTTTGGCTGTACGAAGACGTTTGCCGTTCGTCATTGAATTGAAACCTAAACCAGAATATTCCAGTAATGGAGTAATGTTGGATCCAGATTTGGTTCCTCCAAATAATGAAAATTACCCAGATTTATGGGTGATAACGGTTAAACGAGTGGTTCCAGCCGATGACAATAGAGCTATTCTTAGAGAAGAAGCCACATACACAGATATTAATGAATTCTTAGCTTGGTATGGACAAGCAGCGAAAAAATTTGATGCTGTTCAGAAACGAGCTTTAGAAGCTGTCTCTCTAACTAAAAGTTTGAGAGTCTGTAGAGAGTGTTGTTACGCACAAAATATGTGTAAATGCAGCACCTTACAATCAGGTTCTCGAACTATGAAAATAATTGCTTTCTTTTTGCGTCATCCGATTCTAATTAGGGTGATTTATAATATGTATAAATTTCGTGTTTTCCAGTGTTTATTTTTATATATCGTTATGTATTTCGATAAACCAGAAGCACACCATACTGCAATGACATTGATTGGAAGGCGGCGTTTCGCTGCTTTTCAGCCACCAAAACACGTTAAGACTTTTTTGGCATTTGCCTCTGCTGCATCCTTGATGTATATTTGTTCTCTATTTTTCCGAAAGGAAGATGAGATAACTAAACAAATGAAATCTGCGGTGCTACAGGGTGCTAACCAGAGTAAATTACCAAAGCCCAAGGCAAATGAGCGTGTTAATGTGTGGTATAATGAAGAAATGGAACTCACATCTGCTGACATTGGTCGTGCTTCTTTATCGCTAGTTGGTAAGGAAGATGTAGCTGAGGAAATTATTAGCAGAAATATAGTTTACATAGAGGTGAAATGCAAAAATGGTTCAGGAAAAATTGAGTATCAGAATGCTCTTTGCATAAAAGGCAATATTTATGTTGCCAACAATCATCTTTTTAAGGAGGAAGGTGAGTATGAAATAGTATTAATGAGTAATGCACACCGTTCGGGAGTTGATACGAAAGTGAAGTATGTTTTACATTCTTCTAGTTTGGATCGTCGACCCACACGAGATTTGGTGTTCTTCCAAGTTAAAAGTGCTCCTCCAAAGAAAGATTTAACAAAGTACATATCAGCAACAGCTATTAAGGGTAAATTTGATGGTACATTGATATCATTATTGAATGGCGTTTCCTTAAAACGCCATATCAAAGCTATTAGTGTTAAACCCGTTCATGTTGAACAATTGAGTGCTCGATTTGATATGTATGTGGGTGCCACGGATAAAGGTACCCAATATGGTGATTGTGGTGGACCATTAATCATCAATTCTCATTACGGACCTGTTTTAGCAGGTTTACATACTGTTGGTATAAATGGATTGGTGGGTTCAATATTGTTGTTAAAGACAGATGTTGATCAAATACAATTTGATTCAGTAGTGCAATCAGGTACCATTGATTTGTGCGCTCAAGATATTAAGATAGATGTTGGACCTCTTCATACAAAGAGTGTTTTCCGATATATTGAAGATGGCAATGCACAAATTATAGGGTCACTGACCAATGTAGGTCGTAGCTCAAAGAAGAGTGATGTCGTTAAGACATTGTTCTATGATGATGTGAGAGCTCTAGGTTATGAAGATAAGTGTCGAGGACCACCATTAACTGGTTGGGTTCCTTGGAGACATGCAGCACTAGAAATGGTTGATATAGCCAACCAATTCAATGCTACTATAGTTGATGAAATTAAGCAACAATTTTCGTCTGAAATTATCGCTCATTTGAAAGGATTAGATAAAGACGAAGTGAATTTAGATGATGTTTTTCCATATGATGTAGATACTGCCATTAATGGGATGCCTGGTGTGGCATTTGTGGATAAATTGAATAGGAAGACCAGTGCAGGTTTTCCATGGAAAACATCTAAAAAGAGATTTTTGATATCTCAAGATTGTGGGGTTCATGCAGATTGTGTTACATTTAATGATGAAATGACAGGACGCATTGAGCGTATCAGAAATACATATCTTCGGGGCGAACGGTGCCACACAGTGTTTTGTGGCAATTTAAAAGATGAACCCTTGCCGTTAGCGAAGTGTGAGGAGGGGAAAACCCGTGTTTTTACGGGGTCCCCTGCTGATTGGACTGTTGTAGTAAGACAATATTATTTGTCTTTAATTCGACTGGTCCAAAATCACCAGCATTATTTTGAATGTAGTGTTGGAATAGCAGCTCAATCTCGGGCTTGGGATGATCTGCGTAAATATTTGACTCAATTTGGCGAAGATAGAATTTTTGCTGGCGACTATTCTAAATATGATAAGAAGATGTCGCCAACATTTATATTAGCAGCTTTCGATATTTTGATAGATATCGCCAAAGAGAGTGGAAATTATTCATTAGATGATATTTTAGTAATGAAGGGTATTGCAACGGATACAGCTTTCCCACTTATGGATTTTAATGGTGATTTGGTCCAATTTTTTGGATCGAATCCATCAGGACACCCTTTGACTGTGATTATTAATAGTTTGGTAAATAGTTTGTACATGAGATATTGTTATTATGTTCAGAATCCCAAACATGAGGTGAAGAGTTTCAAACAAAATGTAGCTCTCATCACATATGGTGATGATAATGTGGCTGGTGTTAATCCGAAGTGTGATTTTTTTGATCATACGAGGGTGCAAAGCACGTTAACCACTGTCGGTGTTAAATATACCATGGCTGATAAAGAATCAGCATCAGTTCCTTTTCTCCACATAGATGAAGTCGAATTCCTTAAACGGAAATGGAGGTGGGAACCAGCATTAAATTGTTATGTTTGTCCATTAGCAGAATCCTCTATTCACAAGATGCTCACTCGGACTGTGCGATCTAAAGTCGTTTCCGATAAGATGCAGGCTGTGTCTATTTTAGATACTGCCTGCAGAGAGTATTTTTGGTATGGTAGATCTATTTTTGAGAAGAAGAGGGTAGAATTCATGGAAATCTTTGACAAACATGATTTACAGATGTATGCATGGGAAGGTATTTTCCCAAACTGGGACACATTGTGTGAACAGTTTAGAGCAACATCAAACTGGTCTTTGGCTAGAGATCAGGGAGATAATCTCCAAACCGAAATGGCTGATTATTAGGTAGTTACTGCACATAATATAGGGTAGTTACCTATGTGTGTGAGAGTGGACCTTTTGATGGATACTCCTGTGGCAAACCCACATGCACTATTTAGTGTAGAGTTTAGGAGTGACTCAAACAATAACTTGCACCTGAATGTAAGACCGTAAATTCAGGCTAAGAAGCATCGGTTGCTTCAACACAAAATATTACAGAAAATCAAGGTGAACATGTCCACCGGAGTGATAATGCTCAAACTGACATGTATCAAAATCTTACATTTCACGATTCGGTCGGTGGCGAGACTGTTGACTATGGTAACCAAGATAATTGGATTGCCAAAGCCGATGGTACGCCGAGTATTGAACTCGGTAAATTTTTATCTCGTCCTACACGAATTGCTAATTTTACTTGGTCTTCTGCAAATACCTCGGGATCTGTCATTAATAATATTGATCCTTGGTTCGAGTTTTTGAATAATACAGTTATAAAGCGGAAGATTGAGAATTTTGCGTTTATTCGAGGAGATTTGCACTTGAAAATCAATATAAATGCTTCGCCTTTTTATTATGGCTTAGCTAGGACATATTATACTCCTTTGGAAGGTGTGTCGAATTTTTCTCGAATAGATTATACTAATGCCACTCAAGACATTATTCGTCTTCAAACTTCGCAGCACCCAGGTGTTTATATACTACCTCACGCTAATGTTGGAGGAGAAATTAAAGCCCCTTTCTTTTTCCCACAGAATTGGCTGGATTTATCCAGTGCTGACGAAGTAAGATCCATTGGACGTTTGCGAACCACAGTTTTATATCCTTTAGACACAGCGAATGGTGTGGCTTCTCCAGCTATCACCGTTCAAATTTTTGCATGGATGGAGAATGTTGAATTGATGGGTCCGACGGTGCAGCCAGTTTTACAATCTGGATCTAAAGATGAATTTGTAGGTCATGGGCAGGTTTCTGCTCCAGCATCAGCAGTTGCTTCAATTGCTGATAAAATGAAAGATATACCAATTATTGGAAGATTTGCAAAAGCAACTTCTATTGGTGCTTCTGCAGTGGGTCAAATTGCGTCTTTGTGGGGTTATACTAATACCCCAGTTATTGAAGATGTACATTCATTTATTCCTCGCAATTTGCCCGCATTGTCATCTTCTGAAATTGGAACGGGTCTAGAAAAATTTACATTGGATCCAAAACAAGAGCTATC